TGGATTGCCTGAGCCGCAGGAGCGCGGTGCAGGAGGTCGTCTTCCAGGCCGCGGCCCAGATCGGCAAGAGCGAGGCCGGGAACAACTGGGTGGGCTACGTCATCGACGAGGCGCCCGGGCCCATGCTGCTCGTGCAGCCGACCGTCGACAACGCGAAGCGGTACAGCAAGCAGCGGATCACTCCGATGATCCTCGAGACGCCATCGCTCGCGCTCAAGGTGGCGCTCAACCGGTCGCGCAAGGGCGGGAACACCCTGCTCGAGAAGGAATGGGGCGACGGGATCCTGCTGCTGGGCGGGGCCAACAGCGCGGCGGGCCTGCGGTCCATGCCGATCCGGTACCTTTTCGCCGACGAGATCAGCAACTGGCCACCCGACGTCGACGGCGAGGGCGATCCCCTCGAGCTCGCGCAGCAGCGGACCAACACGTTCGGCCGGAAGCGGAAAATCTTCAAGTGTTCGACGCCATCCGTGCGCGAGGCCTGCCGGATCGAGGCGGAGGAGAAGAACACCGACGGCCGGCGCTACCACGTGCCGTGCCCGCACTGCGGCCACATGCATCAACTGCTGTGGGCCAACTTCAAGGTGCCGAAGGACGAGGCGGGCGAGCCGATACACGCTCGCGCGCACATGGTCTGCCCGGACTGCGCCGGGGTGATCGACGAGCGCCACAAGACGGACATGCTCAACGGCGGCCGGTGGGTGGTGACCCGTCCGGAGAAGGCCGACCCGACCATCCGCGGCTACCAGATCAGCGCGCTCTATAGCCCGATCGGGTGGAAGAGCTGGACGCGGATCTCGCGCGAATGGTTCGAAGCCCAGGGCGACTCGACGAAGCTGCAGGCCTTCGTGAACAACGTGCTCGCCGAGACCTGGGAGGAGGGATTCACCGCCAAACTCGACGCCGACGGCATCGCGAAGCGGGCGGAGATCTACCAACTCCTCACCGTGCCGTCGGGTGGCCTCGTGATCCTCGCCGGCGTGGACGTCCAGCCCAACCGCCTGCACGTGGTGCAGCGCGCGTTCGGGGTCGGGGAAGAAAGCTGGCTCGTGAACCGCTCGGTGATCCACGGCGATCCGACCTCGGGCGAGGTCTGGGAGCAGCTCGTGAACGTGCTCAGCATGGAGTTTCGTCACGCGAGCGGAGCCCTGCTGCGCACCTACGCCGCGTGCGTCGACTCGGGCGACGGCAACCTCACGAACGAGGTCTACACCTTCTGCCGCGCTCACCGGTCGCGCCACTACCTCGCGATCAAGGGCATGTCAGGCGCCCGCCCGGCGATCGGCGCACCGACGAAGCAGGACATCGACATCCGCGGCCAGAAGATCAAGCGCGGGGCCACACTCTACCCAGTGGGAGTCGACTCGATCAAGTCGACGATCTACGGGAGGCTCAAGCGCGCCGAATCCGGCCCCGGGTGCTACCACCAGCCGGCGGGCCTGCCGAAGGAATACTACGAGCAGCTGACGGCCGAGAAACAGGCGGTGAAGTTCGTCAACGGAATGCCGCGACGCTACTGGGTGAAGAAGCCCGGCGCGCGCAACGAGGACCTCGACTGCGAGGTGTATGCCTACGCCGCGCTTCACTACGCCTACTCGCGGCACAACCGGGCGACGTTCTGGCAGCAGATGGCGCAGCGGCTCGGGAAGGCCGTGCAGGCGCAACCGCAGCCCGCGGCCGCGCACGAGGAGACAGAGACGCCCCCGCCCCCGCCTACGGCGCCGAGCGTCACCGGCGGGCGGGTCTCGCTGAAGGGCTGGAAGCGGGGTGGCGGTGCCTGACTTCGTCGCCCAGCTGCTGGCCCTGCTGACTCGCGCTGCGAGCCTGGATGAGCCGACGCGCAAGCAGATTGAGAAGGACATCCGCACGCTCTGGGGCGGGCGCAACGTGCGCATCAGCCGTCGATACCCGGTGACGCTGGAGGAGATCGACGCGCGGCTGCGAGAGAGAAAGCCCGTGCGCGAGATCGCCGAGGAGCTTGAGTCGTCGCGGGCAACGATCTACCGCCGGCTTAGCCTGAAAAGTCGCAAAAGGACCCCGCCTTGAGACAGGGCCGGGCGGTAACATCCGCCGCACACGGGCTCGATCAAGGACGGACATGGCCGGCATCACCCTCGCGCAAGCGCAGGCCCAGCTCGACGCTTACCTGGCCGCGGAGACGGCCGTTCTCGGCGGCCAGGAGTACGAGATCGGCGGTCGCCGCCTGAAGCGCGCCGACCTGCAGGCCATCCAGGCCGGAATCAACCTCTGGAACCAGCGCGTGCAGGACCTCACGGCCCGCGCATCGGGCCGCAGTCGCGCCGTCGTTCCGCGCCCGAGCTTCTGATGTCGCGCCGCCCTCCGCCGAGCGTCATCGAGCGCGCGATCGCCGCGATCTCCCCCGCCTGGGCCATGAACCGCTACCGGTCGCGCGTGACGTTCGCGGCCCTGGGCGGCTACGAGACCGGACGCAAGTCCGACCGCCTCGCGAACTACCGGCCGGGCGCCGGCGACGCCGATGCGGATACGGTCGGCGACCTCACTGACCTGCGCGGCATGTCGCGCGACCAGACGCGGCGCAACCCGATCGCGCTGGCGGCCATCGAGACGCAGGTCACCAACGTGATCGGCACGGGACTCTCCCTCGAGCCCGCCCCGGACCGGAAGTTTCTGCGGCTGACGGAGGAAGCGGCCGACGCCTGGCGGGACGCTGCCGAGCGCGAATGGTGCGCGTGGTCGGACTCGAAGTTCTGCGACGCCGACGGGGAACTCAACTTCTACGGCCTGCAGGAGCTTGCCTTCCGGTCGATGCTGGAGAGCGGCGACACGTTCGTCATCCTCGCCCGAAAGCAGCGCCCCGGATGGCCGTACACGATGGCGCTGCAGGTCATCGAGGCAGACCGGGTGAGCAACCCGAAGCGGCAGCAGGACACCGACACCATCACGGGAGGAATCGAGCGCGATGCGACCGGCGCGCCGATCGCCGTGCACGTATCCAACCGGCACCCTGGACGCCTGATGGGGCATGCGTCGATGGAGTGGCGGCGCATACCGATCCGCGGCGAATCCGGGCGGGTCAACGTGATCCACCTCACGCGCAAGCTGCGCCCCGGCCAGACGCGCGGCATTCCGGCGCTCGCGCCGGTGATCGGCATCCTCAAGCAGCTCGAGCGCTACTCGACCGCCGAGGTCGACGCGGCCGTCAACAGCGCGGCGATGGCGGTCTTCGTGAAGATGGACCCGGAAGCGTTCCAGGACATCTACACCGAGGACACGCAGTCGGACATCATCGACTCGGCGAAGAAGTGGGACGGGACGCTCAGGAGCGGGGCGGCCATGAACCTGCTGCCGGGCGAGGACGTCTCGTCCCCGACGCCAGGTCGCCCGAATCCGAACTTCGATCCCTTCGTCGGGGCCGTGATGCGCCAGATCGGCATGGCGCTCGGGATCCCCTACGAGGTGCTCGTCAAGCACTTCCAGGCGAGCTACTCGGCGGCACGTGCTGCGCTGCTGGATGCCTGGCGCACGTGGCGCCACCGGCGGGCGTTCGTCGCATCGAACCTCTGCCAGGTCGTCTGGGAGGAGTTCCTCGCCGACATGGTCGCGACCCGCCGGCTGAGCGCTGCGGGTTTCTGGTCCGACCCCATATACCGCGCCGCCTGGTCGAAAGCCTCATGGGGCGGCGACGGCATGGGCGCGATCGACCCCGAGAAGGAGGCCACTGCCGCGCAACTGCGCGTCGAGATGGGCCTGACGACCCTCGAGGAAGAAATCATGGCCTACGACGGCGGCGACTGGAGCGAAAAGCACGAGCGCCAGACCGCGATCCAGGCGGCGCGCGTGAAGGACAAGCTCGCCGCCCCAGCGGATCAGCCCAAGCCCGGCGCTGCTGCGCCCGCTGCCAGGCCTGCGAGGCCCGCGGAAAGTCTCAATTCAGGCCCCCCCTGAGACACGGAGCCCGACTACGATCGGGGCCCATGAACCTCGTCGACTTCCTCGCATCCCCTTGGGCCATCGTGCCCGAGAAGCTGCTCGAGCTCCAGGCGATCTACGCGACGCATCTGCGTGGCGACAAGATCGACGTGGACGCGATCGAGGCACGGCTCGGCCGCCCGCTGGCGAGTGAGCAGCAGGACTACCGCATCGAGGAAAACGGTGTGGCCGTGCTGTCGATCTCGGGCGTGATCGCGAACAAGGCGAACATGTTCACGCGGATCTCGGGCGGCGCGAGCGCGCAGCTGCTGGAGAAGCAGGTCAACAGCATGCGGGCGGATCCTCGGGTCAAGGCGGCCGTCATCGAGA